AATGATTTTGTAAAACAAAAAGAAACGATCTCATATAAAATACAGTATTCGAACGGATCGGAAGAAAAAGGAGAAATTTGATGAATGTTAATTCCGGCTTGAAAACCCGTGGTGATGTACAAATGATCATAGATCATGCCTCGGGTGAAAGGCAAATTATTGAGTTTCCGAATACTGTTCTGAACAAAGGCAGGGAAGCAATAGCGGCAAGTTTGGCCAATAATTTTGGCGGGACATACGAATACTATGTTAATCGCATGATTTTTGGCAATGCCGGTGTCGCCAGCGGCAGTCTCAAATATGTTGATGTCGGAAGAAACGGCTTATTTTGTGGCACACCTGTTGCCAGCAAGCCTGTCATAAGCGCAGTTGATCCAAATATTCCATCTCAAGTAGTTTTTACTTCAATACTGACTACAGGAGATGCTGTCGGCGAAACACTTAATGAGATGGCTCTACAGATGAGCACAGGTGATCTTTACAGTATGGTCACATTCCCTGACTTGACCAAAACTGGTTCTATGACAATAACTTGGAATTGGCGTTTGTCTTTTATTTGATTTGTTGAATAAATATTTTGAAAGATTATGAAATGCAAGGAGAAAAATGCCTGATTTAGGTGCTTTGCCTGTTCCTCGTTATCAATCAGACCAGCCTTATCATTATGAATATGATAATGTGCCTTTGAAAACACTTGAAGACAGAGATAATCTCATCAATGCTGCCGTTGACAGGCATGAGGTGATTTTTGAAAATTGTGCCGGAACACAAGGGACTTTATCCAATAGACTAAATCAATTCGTTGATGCGGATGGAAATTTAATACCAGCAGCGGTTGATGAGTCATTGCATAGTATTGCAGAGCATACTGACGCAAGTAAAACCGTTTTATCTGGTGAACTTACAGCTTATCAACTATTAGGTTTTCCTTCTTTAACAAATCCAGTATCTTTTGTGAGGATGCTTGAAGTTGAGCGTTTAAAACTCGCAAATTCTTCTGACAATGCTACAAATTTAGTGATTGATGTTGATGTATTTCCAGCATCAATTATACCAACGGTGATTCCTTCTGTTACTCCATCCTTTACAACAGTCACATTCGGAGATGTTGGCGGTTCCATGCCAACTTTGAGGCTTACGGAATCCGATTCCATTCTTTGGACTTATGAATCTCCAAATAAAGTAAGAGCAGAATTAAAACTTTCAACGGCATTTGCTCATAGACATTTTTACAATTTAACACCAATTTTAATTTCTGGAACTACCTATAAAGTCACAACTGTTTCAACGCCTTACATCGCAGATAGTTTGAGAGTTTTCGTCAACGGACTTAGATTAACTACTTCTGACTACACCGAACAACCAAGCTTGGGAAGATTTACTTTAACAAGTCCTTTACTCATCGGCGACATTATGAGAATCGATTTTGATCAAAGTTTAAATTGACAAATAAAGGAAAATTACTTCTAATATAATAGAAAGTAAGGTTTCCAACTTGAAAATATACCAGCCAAAAACATTAAAAAGTTCATTTGTAATTGTCTGTCCTGACAATTCATTGAGTTTGCTGAAAAACACGGCAAATTCAATAAAATCGAAATTTGATTTACCGTTCATATGCGTGGCAAATGGAGATGCAACACAAGAAGATTTGGCAGAGATGAAGCTTGTTTGTCCTGCTTACAAAGGTAAAACAACGATAAGTAGTTTGATCAATGTTGGGATGCGCCATGCTCCCGCCGAATGGGCTTTTATTGTTTTTGCCGGTTCAAATTTACCACAAAAAATTGATGGCAAATTCGCCTTTTTTGTTAATGATGAGAAAGATATTTTATTTCCTGTTGTGCAAAGAAAAATAAATTTTATTGATGGCACTTGGAATGGTTTATACCTGAACAAAAAAACCTTTAGAGAAATCGGCGAATTTCAAGAGTCAGGCGAATTGCTTGAAGTCAAGTGTGAATGGGCTGAAAGAGCCTTGGAAAAAGGTTGTCGTTTCAAGGCGATTATAGGCAGCAAGGTGTGTTAGGAGAAACAAATGTCTAATTTAGCTCTTTATGATGAAATGGAAAAGTTATTGGAAACTGAGGTCACTCAAAGACATAGTTATTTTCAGTTAAAATATTTTCTCATAGGCAAAGAACCAACAAATCAGGCAAAAATGTGGCAATGCCTTCGTGAATTAAAAACCAGAAGGCAATCACTTAAAGCTATTTCTCTTGAGCGTGAAGACCTAAAAGATAAGTTGGAACTACTAGATATTAACAAGCAGAGGAAAACTTCTGAATTAGATAAAAATGATGGTTCAGATGAGCTTCTTTTTAAGGAACTAAGAATTGGTTTAAGACAGATAGAGCGCCAAATTAAGTCTTTGGAAGAGAATCTGCAAGAAATAAATGAAAGGCAAAAATGGATCGAAGAAGAATCAAAGTTTTTTGTAGAAACTTTCAAGAACCTGCAAAAAATTGAACCTTTACAACATTTTGATGATTTTGAGTCTCAAAAGCAATATTGGAATGAAAAGTTAACTCAAAAAATAAATTTAAAAATGTTGACACAAAATTCAGTAGATGCAGAATTGGTTGAAACAATTGTGGCTTTACCTGATGAGGTTCAAATAAAAAAACAAACTTTACAAACACTTACATTTAAACAAAACCAACTTTTACAACAACTCACAGAAAATTCAAAGAAAATGACCAAGGAGACTTAATGGCTGTTTCTAGAATCACAACGCAGGATACTGGATATACAGTAGGTGATTTGTCTGTTTATCCATCCGCTTATGATTCTAGGTATCAACTTTATGAAGCGACCAATAACTCTCAAACCACTTTGGCCCATTCTTTGACATATAATGGTAATTACATAATTGTAGAAAACAATGATAATTTTCCATCTTCGGGCATCTTGAGGATTGGACCTCCTGCTGGTCAATCAGGTGCATACGAGATGATTTATTACGATACTAAACAAGACAAGATTTTCAAGAATCTTCTTCGTGGATTTGCTGGATCAAGACAAAATCCTTGGCCAGTAGGAAGTTGGGTTTCAAACGCCGTATTTGCAGAACATCATAATGCTTGTAAAGATGCTATTTTGCAAATGGAAGTCAATCTTGGAATTTCTAACCAACCATCTTCTACATCGCTTAATGGTATTCTAAAGGCACAAGAAGCAAAATTTTTGGCTCCTCGACCTGTATTTAGAGCATATCCAACCAGAGGACTGCCGGGAACAAAAATTAGATTTCAAAACTTCAGTATAGGCCCAGTTATACGCTATTTATGGGATTTTGGTGATGGCACAACTTCTGTAGAAAGATCGCCTTTGCATACCTACAAAGCAGAAGGTACATATACCGTCAAATTGAACATTATTACATCATTAGGAGCACAAGGAGTAGCAACTAAAAGTAATTACATTACAATTTCTAATGATGAAATAAAGCCATTTTTTTATGTGCAACCAATAGTAAATGGTGTCACAACTGGCATTTCTTTGGAAACGGCATCTAATCCTCCATACAACGATCCTAGTTTGGCCACCAGCTTCTTCTTCATGGATCAAACAGATGGTCAAATTGCCACTAGATATTGGATTTTCGATGGCGAAGGTCGTTTGACATATAATGGTCCTTTAGTACCAGAAAACACTTATACAGAAACCGACCCAAATATACATTTTGTTAATTATGTATATGATAAACCCGGAACCTATCAACCTTCATTGTTAAGTTTATTTAACAATCAAAAATTGCAAAGAACTTTTCTTTCTAACGAAATAGTGGTGGAGTGATGGCAAGTACGAGCCTGTTTCCAGATGCTTTTGATTCCAACGACAACTTGTTCCAAGTTGCTGATGCGTTAAGAGTTCGACTTGCTGAAGATTACAACCCCGGCGACACATCAATTACTGTCAGCGGCACAGAAGAAATGATGCGCCGCTTCAACAATACAGGGATTATAACACTTACAGAACAATGCAGCGATGCAGATCAAAGAGCAATATCTTTTTCATATACTTCAAGAACGCTTACTACTTTTGATGGACTAACTTTGCTTTCTGGTTTTACAGACAGCATAAAACCAAAATTTATTACAAATGTAACACAAAATGTGATGTCGGCACATCACAATAATTTAAAAGATGCAATTATTGCGATACAAGAATTTGCTGGTAGAGTTGGCGAAACAGCAAGCAAACCTTTGCAAGGAACAATGGAGCAAAGAATAAATTATTTGAGAAAAAAGGTTTTGCCGCCCAAAGCATGGTTTAAAGTTGATAAAACAATTGGTCTGGCACCGCTAAAAGTAACTTTTACTGATCAAAGTTTTAGACTTGTTGATGCTTGTTCTTTGATTTCAGTTACTCATCTTTGGGATTTTGGCGATAATACTTGTTCTGTAGTTTCAACAATTTCAGTAGCGTCAACAGTACCATCAACTATTTCTTGTGTCGTGGTTAACGATGTTGATGGCGGAACCATCGAAAAAACTTATACAAAACCGGGTAAATATACCGTAAAACTTAAAGTGACAAATGACTTTGGGGAAGACGAAGTTATATTCAACGATTTGATTGAAGCTAGATTTCCAGCTCCCAGCGAAGCTTGTGTAAGTTTTGTTGCCCGTGCTGGTCAAACAATTACAGAGATAGGAGTTCCAGCAGGCGGACCATACACAACAACTCCCGTAATTAGAAGCCCTGTGAATGCTATTATTGATATGTATATACCACTTGATATAAGTGGAAATCCTGCCGAAAATCCTAACACGCCGGGTGTTACTTATGCTGGCGAGAAACTTGATCCGAGCAATAAACCATACGATCCTGTGGACTCATATACTTGGAGTCTTTCGGATGATCTATCGCATTCTAATTCGCCAAGTGCAAGAGCCGTTTATAGCATAGGCGGCTATTATGATATGGTTCTGAGATGCGATACTCTTTATAATTCGTTCAGAATTACGACATATCAACAAGCTTTTGACATAGTTGAAAAAGTCAATTTGTGGTTATGGATTTATAATACAACTAAAACTCAGGCATCTCTTTCTGAATTTGGTCTTTTAAGCGAAACATTTAAATCAACCGTAAATCCAATTAGTTTGAATGTTGATGAAACATTTTTGATAAATACACCATCATATACGGTCCCAAATGAAGATCAACAAAGAAGAGAATTTAATAGAAATGTTGGATTTGCACAAAGAACCAGCACTCCATCTGGTAGTTCGGGAGGAAAAGGTCTTATTTATTGGGCAAGCGGTAGAAGTCCTATTCAAACTGCTTCAGTAGAAAAAATATATTCAAAAGAATTTGAAGGATTAACATTAACATACAACACAGGATTCACCAAAGGCGGCAATGATCCTTACCGTCCTTGGAACTGGGTTAGTTTTTCTTCAACACAAAAAATTTATTTTATTTTAGGAGGAGTTACTAGCGCAATATCACCAAATACATCACCGACAAATCAGGACAAAGATATAGTAACTATGTCAACACTTTTGGCTGATAATCCTGCTAGTTCTTTTTCTTTATCTAATTATAAAAATGGAGCAAATGAATTAACGAATAACGAAGTTGAATACGACATGAGCGGTTTATCAGAACAAGGAAATATGAGTGTATATCGTTCATGTTGGCACAACGATTCGGGATATTTTTTAAGAAATCAAGGAGTCGGCACATTTTTTAGGATTAAAAGTTTCTATAAAACAAGCGGAAATACAAGCGAACCAGTTATTGATATAAGAAAACTTACTGATATGGCAGGACAGTCTAGACTTGAAGGTCAATTAGTCTCGTTGAGTACAGGTGTATTTTTTTTCAGCAACAGCGGTTCTGTTGCTGCATACAACACAACATCAAGTGTATGGACTACTGGTGGCCCCGGTGTAAATTCAACAGCTTTTAGAACATTACAAGACACGACTGTATCTGGATTTGATGACGCAACACAAACCCTGTTAGCTGCATCTGATGGAGATAAAGTTGCATATTTAAGTTTTGACTATAGTCCGAATGTTTTCATTAGGTTTAATGAATTGCAAACTACTTTCAGTAGCGTGACAAGTAGACCATTGGGCAATCAATGGAATATGGCGATTTTTTGATAAAATACTAGATACTTATGGGTCTATGAATAAGGAAAAAATTTAGAAGTGGCCAATTACTTTCCCCCAGCACCGGTTTATCCAACAGACTATGACAGTGATTATACACTTTTTTTAGTATATAACACTTCAGAAACAGTCACAACTATTGATAATTTGCCTTGGGCGGATGAAATTTCAATTAGTCCTGTAGCCGTTGGAATGCCTGAAATTTGGTCTGACAATGGTTTTGCCACAATTGATGGTGAATTGTTTTATTATGATGCAGTAGAAAAAAACGCTTTTGGCAAGATAAACAAATTCAAAAGATGTTGTAGAAATCTTGGTGGCAACCACACAAAACATAATCCAGTAGGCACAGAAGTTCGTGGTTTTGTCATAGCAGAACACCACAATCAGATTGTTGATGCAATTGTAAATACAGAAAAATTTATAGGATATAATTTTGATACAAATATTGAAACTTTAGATTATAGAATCCGTTGTTTAAGTAATTTAGAAATAATTTTTGATGATTTTGCCTGTCCAGATGTAGTATTTGATTTTTTTATTGTTGAAAATAACCCGATTACTGGTATTTTGGCAAGTTATACAATTACAATCACAGGAGTTTTTACTAGTTTTCGCTTGGATTTTGGCGACGGGGAATTTACTACTACTTCTACTACCGGAACACACAGATATGCTTCAAATGCAACTATCGATCCTGTAATAACTATATCAAACGATAAGTGCAATATAGTTCAGACTCCAATTGAAAGAACATCTGTATCTTCTCCCCGAGAAAAAACAACTCCCACATTTAGTATTCCTTTACCAAATATCCCTAATGTTCCTCCAATTATTGTTCCCAACATTACGCTTCCATCTTCTATTCCTCAATTGCCGCCGATTGTATTCCCATGTTTAGATTTGGGTCCGGCAATTATACCATCAAATATTCTCGTTTCTGTAATAATTCCTAGTATTGTAATTCCTAGCCAAATTATAATTACTCCAGTATTCATTCCAACTCAGATTACAATTACACCAGTTAATATTCCAACACTAATTTCGATTACTCCAATAAACATTAGCATTACTCCAATTACAATTTCTCCAATAAATATTAGCATTACTCCAATTACAATTACCCCGGTTAATTTTCCAACACTAATTACAATTACCCCAGTTAATTTTCCAACACTAATTACAATCACTCCAGTTTATATTCCGACTAAAATTACAATCACTCCGGTTTATATTCCGACTAAAATTACAATTACCCCGGTAAACATTCCGACACTAATTACAATTACTCCGGTTTATATTCCGACACTTGTTTCATTCACGCCAGTTAATTTTCCGACACTTGTTTCATTCACACCAGTTAATTTTCCGACAATAATTACGATTACTCCTGTAAACATTCCAAGTAAAATTACGATTACTCCTGTAAAAATTCCGACTAATATTACGATTTCACCTGTAAGTATTCCGACAATAATTTCAATTACTCCTGTTAAAATTCCGACTCAAATTACAATTACGCCTGTCAACATTCCGACGAAGGTTACAATTACGCCTGTAAACATTCCGACTAAGATTACGATTACTCCTGTAAACATTCCAAGTAAAATTACGATTACTCCTGTAAACATTCCAACTAATATTACAATTTCACCCGTAAAAATTCCGACTAATATTACAATTTCACCCGTAAAAATTCCGACTAATATTACGATTACTCCAGTAAACATTCCAACTAATATTACAATTTCACCCG